GGTGCCTGACTGAAGAAGTTGGTTCCAGAGAACGTTGCTGTACCAGATCCAGAGTATGCAAATCCAAACTCTGGAGTTTCCGCAGCAGCATACTTGAAGAGACTTCCAGTACCCTCGTATGCATATGGGAAAGCTTCTTGAGCACCAACCCCAGTTGCTTGATACTGATGTAGGAAGAGTCCGCCACCAAGTTTCCTTTCGAGTACTCCTCTATCTTCATTTTCGATAGGAACAGTAGGAGTTGTTCTTACCGAGTATTCAATAGAAGATACTCCCCAATGATCATAGTTGGCACTGTTAGATGCATTAGGTTGTCTAAGTCTATAGTAATAATATCCTTTATTGGATGCACTTAGTGGTACTTCTACTTCTGTTAATTGATCTAGAGTATCATCATCCCATGCACCAACAGTAGCAACGGAAACCCAAGCAGATCCCGTCCATCTATCTAAGTAAAGGGATTCTGAGGTACTATCTGGTCTTTCTCCACCATTAGACCAATTACCCCTAATTACCTTAAACTTGATAGAGTCTGAATACTCGGTATTAAATCTCCACCAGAAATATCTTTCTCCTCCAGCAGATCCAAACTTAAAGTGATCTCCAATGGCAAATCCACCATTGTTGCCATCTCCAGTACCATTAGAAGCAACGAATACGTTACTTGCATTGTAATTGTAAGTAGCAGTAGCAAGTGTAGGTGCGTCTAGAACTGTTGGGGTATCAACAGTAATAACTCTGGTCGTAACGGAGAGTAGACCAAAGTCTTCGGAAGTAAGTTGATCAGAATCACTAAAGGATCTATCCTTAAGTTTAGTCTTGATTCTGTCAAAGGTAAGGTCATCATTATCAGAGAACTTGCCACCGAATTGAGCGGAGACAAATCCGTTGTCCTCCAGATCGAAGATAGCATCGACTGGACGAGCATAATTTTTAATAAGGGTATCAACACTTCTGCCTTTAAGCTTGGCAGAGTTCTTGATAATTGGAATATAAGCGTCTTGATACGGGGTGGTCGTCGTCCCACTAAGTGTGAGAGATCCAGTTGCGGACCACGGATATACGTTAAATTCTGCTGTAGCTGCACTGGCAGTATTGAGGAGTGTGCCAGATCCGCTGTAATTTCCTTTTGTGAATTTGAGGGTATGAGTTCCCTGTAGGGAGGTGAGAACTGGTCCTGCCGCTCCCAAGTCTGGGATAACAAGTCTTTCCAGACCGCTACCCATTTCATGTAATGTACCAGTACCGACAAATCGTCTGACTGGATTTGTTAATGCCTGAGCATTAATATCAAATAGTCCGTTACCAAGAGCTCCAATAACAGCGGCAATAGCTTCTCCACCACTTAGTTTTCCAATAGGACCAAATGGTACAATATCTCCTATGGTTGTAATTAATCCCCAATAATTTGGATTGAAGTTATCTGCGTCCGTCTCGTCAATAGGAGTTGACGTAATATTTCCATAGTCAAGCGACTGTCCCACCGATGCGGTGATATCACCGTTATCGATAGGAACAAAAACATCTACTTTTGTTGAGTCGTAGACGAAGGTCGCCATAAATTAATTATTCTCCATCTAATAAAAAAGGGTTTGCCTTAATAATAAAGCAAACCCCACATAAAATGTATTTATCGTTTTGAAATCAGTCGAGTGCGACGTTCAAGGTAATCTTGATTTGGTCACCGTTGTTCTGAATGTTGTAAGGACCGTTTGTGAATCTCTCAGCGTACATAATTGAACTGTAGAGAGTCGCAGTGTTAAGTCCAAGAACACCGTTAGATGTAGCAGTCATAGATGGAGTTGTTGTAAACTCATCTGCGTTAGGTACATCGAATACTGTATAAACGTTAGACTCAAGAGTCGTGTTACCAGTACCAGCGTTGATGTAAAGGATATCTCCTTTTCTAAGTCCGTGGTTAGCGAAGTTGATTCTACCGAAACTAAATGTAACCGATGGGTCGGTTGCAGCCTGGATGTTATCCACAAGTGGTTTATCAATATAAACAACTTGCAATGCTCGGTCAATACCGATAATTCTAGTTCCAGTAGCAATACCCAAGTTACCAGCAACATACTGACCAAGTGTTAGGTCATTAATAGTTACCTGAGGGTCAACAGTGAAGTAAGAGTTACCAACAACACCAATACATGGGTCAGTGTTATTACCCTTAGTTACGGTTGTTCCGATACCTACACCAGCACCATGTACAACACCCTGTACTGCAACAGGCATGTTGTTTGCTCTAGTTACATAGTAACCGTAGATGTTACCAGCAGGTCCAGTGAAGGTGAAAGTCTGTTCTGGGTAGGTTGCGGTTGTACCACTACCAACGTTCTTAATTACCCAACGGGATCCGTTAAGGAGAATACCATACTGTTGAGTATAGTCTTGATCTGTTCTGTTATTTACACAGTTAGGATAACCTGTGTTTGCGGTAGTTCCATAACCGTTTACGTTACCGTCGATATATGGCTCAAAATAAGCCGTAGCGGTAGGAACATCACCCTCAGCTGGAGTGGTATTACTCGTAAAAAGTTTAAGAACTAGATTTCTAGGTGAAGTATCCTCTAGGTCTGCGACGAAGTTATTCTGAGCGATCAGATAACGCAGCGACTCAATTTCACCAATATTAGGAACTAGTAATGCCATCGAAACAACTCCTCGTAAGGGATTAGACTTTTAAGAACTATCTTTATTTATAATTTTAATTTTAGAGAGATTAGGAATCTCCTGATACCTGTCACGCTAATGACTTCAAAATCGAGAATATCTCCAGCCACAATTGAAGTATCCCAGTTATTTAGTACATCATCAAAGTATTTATTAGAGTTAGATAGTATCACTCTATTTCCACCAGTGATAGTAGTAAAAGTGGGGTAGTCATTGAAGTTTGATTTTGAAATCTCAAAAGCAACATTTCCTGTCTGGTCAGACAGAACTTTAATAGATTCAATTACTCCACTAACATCTAGAGTAATTTTACCCTTGCTCCCAGCTAACATTGGTGTACTACCACTGTCAATAACATAATTCACTGACCTGGTAAGATCAGCTGCTGTGGCCAAAGCAATCATGAAGACATTATCACTAGAAGCTGGAGGCTGAGTGAAAATGATTTTATCGCCTGAAATGGTATAATCAGCAGTTGGTTGCAACAATAGATTGTTTTTAGAAACAATTAGTTGCTGATTATTATTGGGAACATAGGATTGTCCCTGATCTGTCAGAGAAAACGTTACACCAATACCATTAAAACCAGTAAGGTTATCTAATACAATATTTCCATATTGAATAGACTTACTTGGAATTTCATAATCAACACCGACACTATATTGGCCAGGTTGATTAAGTGTTACTAAGTAATCTGGCATTTAAACCTCCTCAAGAAACGCCTGGAATAACTAGAACATTTCCTTGGATAGGTCTAGTTTTATAAGAGTTGGGGGAAGTCAACACCAAATCATAAACATATCTACCACCCTCAATAGCACCAGTAGCGGTACTAGCCATAGCGACTTTGATTACACCATTGATTCTATCAGGAAAAGATACAACAAATCCATGATATTTTGTCGCTGTTGGATGTTTTCTGATTTTGGATTCGGCAGTGTAACCAGTGAGATTCAAAGCAGAATTATTATTATTTCTAATAGTAAAAGTAGCCTCAAAATCTACACCCTGATCAACAACCAGATTGACATTTCTTGCCGACATCGTTCACACAGGAAGATTTTAACTATTTATCCAATTTGTCCAACAGTAGTTTCATCATACCTTTCAACTCATCGACATCGTTCTTCAACTTGTCCATTTCAGTCAACTCTTTTAACTTTTTCTCTTTCAAGAAAAGATAGTTATCATACTCACTGTCGGAGCAATTAAGAATTGCTCCGCTCTCTTCATCTCTATAAAGAGAATTACTGTCTTTCACTTTGACTTTCTTCATTAGATAGATGCGATAGCTCTTAGGTCACGGATCTTAGGAACATGTGCGAAGTTAGTTCCATTCATAATAATCTTGATTTGGAATCCATTGAACTGTGGAAGATTCTTAGCATTGAATTGATATTCTCTGTAATCATCTTCTGTAGTAGAAGCAAGAACTCTCTTATCAGGTAATCCACTATTCTTAGCCTTATCTACCACTTCGCCAGTTGCATCTAGATTATCATATCCTGGGAATAGTTCAAACAACTGATATTCCGCAGGAGAATCAATTCTAAAGATTCTATAGAGGACTCTGATGTCATTAGATGGATGTCTATAGGCATCAAACATAACTCTGAGTCCATCAGCGGACTTCTCAAGATTAACTACCTTAGAAAGGTAAATTGCAGCACTTGGATCAGAATCAAGAGAATTTACTCTCAAATCAGTTGCATAATTATCAATCTTATTGTTAAGTCTATCCATTGTCGTAATGACATTGACTCTATCCAAGTCAATCATTGGACTTACTTTAGTATCAGTAGTATTGAGGAAGAACTGCATTGTTAACGACTTTCTGCCTGGGAAGTCAGTAAGTCTGTTAAGTTCATTAACCTTAGATGCAACCAATCTTGGAGAACTCATTACATTATTACTATTCATTGAGATAGCTTCATATCCTTGATCAACAAATGCAGTCAGGTTTCCATCTGGACTATTCGATGTAAATGTTCTCAATTTAGCATCGATAGATGTTCCTTCTGGAAGTAGAGTTCCTACATTAGGTCTCAAAATATTGAATGCGATATTCTGAGAAGCTCTAGGAACATTCAAAATACCAGTATTAACAAATCTTGCATCGTAACTTCCGCCAGACTTGGTTTCTCTCCAGTATAGTTCTGGGAATCCAGAAGCATTTCCAACACCTCTATCATTTCCACGACTGTCAATACCAACTTTAATCCAATAGTGATCAACATCAATTGGATATGTATCCCTATCAGTATCACTAAACTTGTGGGTGGTATTAATTCTTCTTAGAGAAACACCATTAAGTTCATACTTTTTCACCTGATCATTTACAGAATAATCACCAGAACGGGTTTCATCAATAGCTCTGGTGATACCAGTTAGTGTACCAGAAGCAGTACTAACTCCACTGTATCTGATAATTTCACTTCCAATCTTCACATATCCGAAGTTAGAACTATCAACGTTTACGTTCTCAAAGTTTGTAAAGATACCAACGGCAGAAACAGGAATTGAATCCGTACTAGAAGAATCGTAAGATGCAGTAAGTTTCTCTGGTTTTACATCAGATTCAATATCAAATAGCTCAACAGTATCGTAATTATGGTACATTCCATGGTTATTATGTTTGACACGGAAGTGTAGTCCATCAGTAGCATCTTGTACATATTGAATAGAACCACCACTAATCGTAGAAGTTCCACCCGTACCAACATAAACTAGAGCAGAACCAGCATCAATAACTGGTTTTCCTTGTACTTGATCGAGGAGAATAGTATTGAATGCACTAATAACTCCAACATTATTTGGAATTGTAAGAATCAGATTCTTACCAAATCCATCAGTATTTGCAGCATCTACAGTCAAAATATCACCAGCTGCATAACCTGTTCCACCAATTGAAACTGTTGCCGCAATAGCAACTCCAGAATTGACAGTTAGATTTACTTTTGCACCACTTCCTCTTCCAATTCTAGAGATTAGTGGAACATTATTGTAACTAGTTGAAGCATTGGTAAATCCAGCACCAACACTTGTAAGAACAAGTTCAGAACCAATTCCAATTGCACCAAGAACCTTACTCAAGTTGCCTCTAAAGTTTGCATTATTTTCTTGGTAGATAGTAATACCTTCAGTAAGATTTGTTTTTTCGGCAGTAGTAAGACTCTTACTAATACCAACCAAAACGTTCTTAGATACCATATCCAAAGGATCTTTTCTCAGAGTAGCAATTTGTCTGTTACCGATACTAAGATCTGGGTTATAGAATTTAACCTGGCCAGAAGTTGAAGCAAATTCTGCTCTATAAAGATTGAACTTAAGATCTTCCAACTGACTTGGATCCCATGTAGCACCATTCTGAGATTTAAACAAAGATCCTAGAAGTGGTTGTTGAGAAACAATAATTTTCTCAGACTCAGCTTTATTGACCGTAGAGATGTCTTCCTCTCCCATTCTGGAGATGAAGACGGTATATTCATTAGAAGCGGAAAGGAGGACGATACAGTACTCACCGCCACCTTCAAGATAACAAGGTGATGGGAAGGTAAATGTAGTTGGTTGGGAACCATCTTCAGATAGTACAACCTCATCTGGAGAGAGGATACACTCACCAAATGGTAGAATTTCTTGAGTTGGTAGACCTGTTTGTAGAGTTCTAACCTGTAGAGTAACAGGCAGTTCATTATTATCTTTAGATCTAAAGTATACATCACACTTAGTGAGATATACACCATTCTCATCTGGAACCTCAAAAGACTGAGCAAGAGGGTCAACCCATCTTGTCTGTCTAGTTCTTCTTCTATTGAAAGTAGTATTAGCGACCAATCTGGTATCAGTATTTGTTAGAGTTCTGTTACCAGACTGTGGAATTCTCTCAATATCTGCATTTCTCATTCTGAGAGTGGATGCTTCTACATTCTGTAGAGTTCCTTGTGAAGTAAAGGTTGCTTCACCAGAACTATCAGTAAATCCAGAAATTGTGGAGTTTGCAGCACTACTGGTCAAAGTAAATGTCTTACTACCAGTATTAAATGTAGGTGCAGAAGGAACTGTTGGATCTGGAATAAACAGAGATCCAATGAGAGATCCTGCCTTATCCGTAATTAGTCTAACATCCTTAACTCTAGCAATAGCACCACTAGATTGACCAACCAACTTCATTCCCTTACCAATTCTACCGAAGAAACCAGAAGCAGCTTGAAGTTCAAGAGATGCGGTATCAACGTTCAACAACGTGGTTGTAGAAGAATAAGAAGATGAGATAGTGGAATTAGGTGCGTATGGATTACTCTTATAGACCTGAGTAGGTGCATTGTATGGACCATACTTATGGTTTTGTGTAGCAAGACGCAATCTAATACCAGTTGATGTGGAGTTGGGTAGATCACCAACAACCGTCTCACCAGGACCAAAAGTACCACTGACCATCTCAATTTCGATGAGTTTTGGTACTAGGAATGCATCCATACTAATATTATCAAAGAATGCATAGAGTCTTGTGTTGGGTTTAAGTCTCCTACAAACAAACTCAATGTTTCTAGATCTCATCGTAGCGATGACTTCAGTAGAAACAACTTTATCGCCAAGACTTGTAGTATCAAATCTTTCGCCAACTCTAAACTGAATACCTTGTCTAGTTTGGTTAGTTGTTGTAGTTACTGTTTGTTCTCTAATATTAACAAACCTATCTCTGATAGTTGTAGTTGTAGTAATAGGAATACCACGACCACGTTGGAAACGACCTCTGCGGCGTCTTCTATTAACAACACGACTTCCAGTTCTTTGTCTTAAGACTCTAGGTCCATTACTTACACTTCTACCAGTCCAAGTAGTTTCCCATGAACCCCAATCAATAGGAGATAATCCAGTATTACTATCAGCACCAGTTTGTTGCATGAACGAACTGAAGTTGCCTTCGATATCGTATGTTGCAGAAGATCTTCTAGTTTCAATCCAAGTATCTGTGGATGGATTAAGTTCAATATTTCCAATCCAGTTTACAACAGCAAATGGGTTTACATTTTCAATTCTAGTTGCAAATTTATTTTCAAGGAAAACAGTATCCTCATAGTTTAGACATACAACATCGCCAACTCTTTTTACGTTAGCATCTCCAAGATCACTTACAAATCTGTAGTCAGCAGAAGGACTAGAAGATGTAGCAGCACCAACGATAGCTTCAGAACCTAGAAGAAGATCAATAGATGTGGTGTAGTGTTGTGGTCTTAGTCTACCATCAACAGAGTCGATACTAGCCTTGTATTGAGTATTCTCTACATCTCCACCACCACTAGATTTGAAATTATCTACAAAGAATCCAGACTTAAATCTATCAAGATTAGTCTGAGAATCTCTAAGAGTCATATTAGCAGTCTCAGATTCTAATAGAGACAAACTAGTGTAATACTCGATATTCTTCAGTCTGTTCTCAATCGTAGAGATATCTTTCATTCGATATCTCTTATGAGTAGCTAGAGATAGTTCTACTTCAGAAGTATCATGTACATATGGAGGCATCTCAATTGTAGCGATCTCCAGAGAACTTTCCAATACGTTAGGAACAATTGGTTCTTCTGCTGGAACACCCTTCGATAAAGTAAACACACCCTCTTTACTTAAGTAAAGTCTATCAATTCTACCAAGATAGAAATCATAGGACATGTTCATTGACTTGTCCTTAGCAACTACATGGGAAGAAGAAGACGAAAGTGGGTCATAAACTCTTGCATTAAATTCAAATGGAGAATATCCAGATGATACGGAAGTAGCTCTAGGTCTCAAATCGATAATATCAGTTACGGGACGACCATCTACAAATGGAATACCAAATGTATATACAGATCTATCGTAAGAGTTTACCGTAACGAAATCGCCAGGGTCAGATCCCTCAATAACAAAATGATTATATACAATTTTAAGTCTTCTTGTAGGTGATTCCGATCCAGACTTTCTTACAATAGCAGAGAAATCCAAATAGTCAGATCTTTGTCCAGGATCTAATTCAAAGTTATCTGCAATATCTTTATCACCTGGAACAACTGAAGAAATTGTCGCGGTTACATTAGATTCTTCAAAGATTACTTTCTCATCAGTCTCAAAAGTATTTTCATTTAGATATACAAAGTCAACTTGGTTAGAACCATTATTATCTACAAGAACAGCCGCAGCACCACTATTTTGACCAATAATTGTCTCACCAGTTAGTGAATTTAGAATGTTTGTGTTCAGTTCCGTTAAAACAATCGATGGGAACTGTGGATCTGAAGTAGAAGATGACTCTAGTACAGCAACTACAGAAGATACATCAGGTACACCAATACTAATTCTCTTATCCTGTACTCTAGTACCATACTGATTAGATAGTGTAAGACCATCTTGAATGGTGGTCATACCAATACCAGATGTAGTCTTAGCTGAGTTAGTTACTGTATAAACACTACATCTCTTATAGACCTTATTTTTTGGTTTTACATTTACTTTCTTCAAAGTAACTGTCAGAGTTGCTCCAGTATCAGAACCTACGCTCAGATTAGAAAGAGTGACAGTTCTTCCACTAACAGTCAGTTTTTGGTTGTTTAGAGACTCAATAGCACCTGTACTATATGTGAGGTTGTAGTCTTCCTCATCAAATGGTTCTAGTGTCAGATCAGCATCTGATTCTAGAGTAGCACTATAAGAATTGTTTGCAACATTAATGTTGTAAGACTTTCTAAAGACAATATCAGATCCATTAAGATCAACACTAGCAATATTAGTCTTTGTTACTTCGGAATATAGATATGCAGAATTATTGTTCAGTACTTCTGGAGTTACTTTAAAGAAATCATTAGCAGTAATATCACTAGTTGGTAGAGTACCTACGTTAACTCCAGCAACATTAGCTGTTGCTTCAATAATTAACTGACTGTTTGTATTGTCAATTGTTTTAATTCTAGCGTAAGATGGAACACTATTTCCACTCACACTGTAACTTACAATATCACCTGTTCTAATACCCGATTGAGCAAAATTAGCATTAGGTGAGGTTACTGTAGAAATACCAACACTACCTGCTGTAATAGTAAACTGATTACCTACATTAGTAAGTAATTGACCCAGACTTAAAATTGGGTCAGCAGTAAAGGTAGCTCCAGCACCAACCAATTGATGAATATCCTGAATGGAATAGTCATCAACTTTAGTAATAGTTCTACTCATTGGAGAACCATTAACGTATAATTCTTCAGCCTCTTGGAATGTACCTA